CAACGGTTGTTACCATGCCCGCCGATGCCCGCAGCGTGACGGTTCCCGCCGAATCGTATTCCGCTGGCAAGCGGAACTGAAACCGAGCATAGCGAGTCGCGGTCAACGTCTTGACGTCGCCGGTTTGGACCATCTGGCTAGCCGTGCCGAACGTCCCGCCAACTAGCCCGAGGTCGTCGGTGTTGCCCGTTGCCGTTAGCGGAGTAACGAACGAATCCCAAATCCGCAGTTCGGTAAATGGGATGTCATATTTCTTTTGCTCCAATGCCAGTTTTGCCCGGCCAATCCCTGCCGCTGCGTCGATGGTTGCGTTTGTGACGCTGTTCGCGGCTAGGCTCATTGTCGTGGCGGACAAATTGCCGTTAACCACTAGATCGTTATTGATGATGTCTGCTGCCATGTTGGCTCCTATGTGATTGCTAGACCGTTAAAGTCAATTGATGGTTTGGTTTCAAAGAGATACCACTGGGCATTCGTTGGATCGTCGATTAGCTCGCCCGTTGTTTTGTCGTGAAGCACCGGGACTGGCGATGGCTCGCCTTGTGCATCTGTTGCCTTAACGGGCTCTTGCTGGCCAGCGACTTTGACAAGATACCCCTCTGCTCGGATTCGTTTCTTCCACAAGTCAGGACCGAGGATTTGAGCTGGGTTATTGTTCGGCACTTCGCGGGCGAGAATTGTTACCGTCTGCCGCCAATAGGTTTGATTGCTATCGGGGTCAGTCAAATACTTGAACTTCACCGACTGAATCAAGCATTGCCCACGCCCGAACCCTTGAAACAAAGCATCGTTCACATGACCACGAGCTTTAATCAGGGCATCGTTTCGGTTCGGTACGTTTTTGCCGAACGTCATTTGGATGTCATAGACCGAATCCGATATAGGCGGGTCAAATTGCTCGCCGTTGATCGTGCAGATTGGGTCGCCGTTTACGTCGATGTCAATCGGCTCTTGCGATTCAACCGTATCCCATTCCTCGAGATATGGCTCGCGGCTTCGCTTCTCTGGTCGATTCTCTTGCGGATCCTCTGGCTCCGGCAATGGCGAGCCAGGCGGCGGGGTCTCGTAAGTGACAATCGCCACGAAGTGAATCGGGCTACCTTCCACGCGGCGAATTTGATGCTCGCCTGTGCATCGTAGATTCGGGTTGTCGGGATGCGGCGAATAGGCTGCGGGTAGTGCTGCCTCTTGCAAGATGCGAGTGCTGCTGTATCCCGCTTCACTAACTACGATGTCCCATTCCTCTGTCTGCCGATCCTCGAACGCTTGTGTATCGCCCTTCTTGCGGTCGAGTCCGTCACCGCTATTGCGTTTTGTGAGCGATGCGATTGCCATTAGTTCACCCCCTGCACAATCAGCACGCTTCCGCTACCTAGCTCGTTAAGCTCTTGCTTGATTTGCTTTAGCTCATTAAGCATCTGCTGTCCGTTCTGAATTTGCTTTTGCTCGGCCATTGAGAGCTGCCCGCGTCCACGAGTTAAGAATCTTGACTCCATCGCTTGCAAACTTTGCTGCCGTTCAACTCCCGGTCGTTGCTCACTAACAATTCCGTAAAGTCGGCGGCCAACAAAAGAGCCAGCATCCTCGGCGGCAATTCCGGCAAAGTACGCCATCGCGTTTTTAATCGTCTCGCCTACGGCTGCCCCCGCCATGCCCGCGCCCTCGCGTCTCATTCGCAGGGAATCAAACGAGCCAGCGGCACTTGTGAGCGATGCAGCGATTTGCTTCGTGAAATCGGCTTGCATCTTTTGGATTTGTGCTGCCTGTTCTTGCTCTCGCTGCATGTTCTGCACGGCTTCACCGGCAAGCCCGCGAACCTGCCGCCCTTGCACCAAACGAGCGAAGTCGGCAAGCTGTCCAACAGCAGGCGCAATTCCCGCGCCGATGGACTCCTTAATTTCGCCCCAGTCGTTTTGTAGCTGCTTTAGCTTGCCAGCCGTGGTGTTCAGTTCCTCTTGTGCAGCACCCGCAGCGACTCGCCGGATTTCGGCTTGAATGATTGCCTGGGCCTCGGTAATTCGGCCCAGTTCCATCGCGTTCTTGATTTGCTGCTCTTGTTCGTCCGTGAACAGAATCCCGGCCCGCTTTAGCTTGCTCATCCCGTCAACCGGGCTGGCATACGCACGCCCTAACATTTGCGTGGCAGAAACTAAATCAATGCCGATATAGGTTGCCAAGTCCTGGGCATCGTTCAAAGTTTCCTTGAACATGTCGCCCGAGATGTCGCGGAACTTTGCAAGCTGCGTTGCGGCTTCGACAATGGCATCATCGTCAAACGTCGTTTCCGCTGCCCGCTCTTGTGCGTAGGCTTGAATTTCCGCACGCGTCATCTTGATCGTGTTGCCAGTGGTCCGCAGCACCCGCTCTAGCATCACGCCAGCCCGCTCGGATTCAGCGTAGGCTTTTAGGGAATCACCGAGAAACGCCCCTACTTGCTGAATGCCTACACCAGCAACGCCTATTCCGGCAAGCATTGTGGCGGCATCGGTAACGCCCTGTATCGACGATTGAATATTCCGTAGGACAGACGTTGCGTTGTCCTGTGCGGAAATCTTGATGTTAACGTCGTCCGACATCCGGGGCTTCTTTCGTATTGATTGCGTTCTGCTGTGCTGCCAACACCTTTTGTGCTTGGACGAACCATGCCGATTGGTCCAGCACGCCCCCCGCTGTTGGGGGCAATCCGCATTCGCTCCACAAGTGGCACAAATGCGAAAGCTCTGCAAAGTGACCGATGAAACGATATGGGCATTGCGTCAACTCAAAATCGCCATCCTTGCAATGTTCACAACCAAGACCCTCGCAACTCGGACATTTCACAAGCACCGCGGATTCCGGTTTCGGTTCGTCGTGACACTTGCCGCCGATGCACCCGCTGCACAGCTTGCCCGCCTCGAGATGTGCTAGGATTCGGATTTTTTTTTATCTTCGGGCGATGGAAAACACGCATCGCTGCGCAGGGCCAGGAGGCGCAGCACCTCGACCGGCTTCAAGTCTTGTAGTTCGTCGGCATCACCCAAATAGCCCTCGGCCAGCTTGGCGAATGCCTTGTCCATGTACTCGCTAATCGGAACATCCCGACTATCGCGGGTCGTGATCCACGCTCGCCACTGGCGATAGCTCCACGGCTTGAACGAATAGGCTTTCCCATCGTCCGACAACTTCAAAACGATCTCTGCTTGCGGGTCGATTTGCATTAGGTATCCAACGTGTAAGCCATAGTAAATTCGTCGTTCAACGCCGATGACTTGGTTGCCAGGAACGTAAGCTGATCGGTTTCAACGCCGCTGCGTTCGCCCGGCGTATGCGTCAAGACTTGCGCCGCTGGAAGCGAGAATGCCCACGCTCCCGTATTGCCAACAGTGGCGTTCCATGCAATCGCTGCCGTCGTCATTGCAAGCTGATTGGTGTATCGCGTGACGCTGTTGCTGGTATCCGATTCGGGATCAATCGTCAGCGTCGGGCGACGGTCCGAGATAATGAAGTTTTTCACGCCCTCGTCCACCGCTTGCGATTCCAGAGGGGCAATCACGTTACCCAGGTCGAACGTCAATGACGATGCGGCAACCGCCGTCCCGCCGATGGTCGTAGTCGATGCTGCCCAACGCATTGCAGGATGGCTCGGGTAGCTCGGCGTAAGAATCGAGGCCGATGTGAAAGCGTCGTAAACGCCTTGGAACGTAAAATCTAAACTGATCTTCTGGCCAGCTTGGCAATTGATTGTGAACGATCCCACGGCCCCGCGAATACGCCGAACGATGCCATCGACATAGACGGCCATTGTCAGCGTCTTGACCGTGCTGCCGGGCGATTCGCTCTTGCAGCCGTAGGTCGTACTGGTCAACCCCATGCCGCACGCGGGCAGGAACGTCGTGGCCCAGGCGGGGGGCGTTGTACTCATTGTTAAATCAGTCGAGAACGTGCAAGTCCCGGTCTGTTGACCAAGCACGCTCGATAGCTTGCTGAATGCCCCTTGCCCTTCGCGGTCCGTCATCTGGATGTTCGGGACGATGCTGGCGTTATAGACGTTAAACGTCCCGTCCGTTCCGCTCAAACTGATCGCGGTCCCAACGGTCGTTTCAATCTTCGCCGCGAGCGTGGAAACTTTGCGGAGTAGTGGCATGGGCTATAATCTCTCTGTTCGAGGGTCTGCTTCGTCGGTTCTGTATGTCACGCGGAGCAGCAAGCGAACTCCTGCGCCGTTTTCGTCGTTGAAATGTTCTTGGCCGGTGAATGTCGCGTTAATGGCTTTGCTGCCAAACGTCCACCATGCGGATGCGTTGCAAATGCCCCGCGTTAGTTCGCTGATGGCAATGTTTCCCAACTGGTCTAGTGCGGTCGTGTCGCTGTCAGTCGGTCGCAGGAAACAAGTAATCTGGAACGTCGTGTCCCATGCAATCTGCAAACCGCCCGATGCGGCCCGGCTTAGTTCGTCGTTGCGTTCGGTCGTAGTCTGTTCAACTGCAACCAGATAATCGGTATGCGTAATCGTTCCGGCACGGTCTGGTCGTATCACACTCGAAACCGAAAACGCATAACTGTTGCCTGTCGTCACGGCTTGCAACCGTGTGACCAGGGCATCGGCTATTTGTTCGATTACGGGATCAGGCATTTACTTTCTGCTCTGCTTGCGAATGACGTTGTTAATTGCTTGGCGGACTTGTGCTTTTAGGTAGCCCGTCAATTCAATCCGAATCTGCTTTCCGAGATTGTTTTTGACGTACACGCCCCAGGGGCTTGCACCACGGAGCGGACCAGCGATGGGATAGCGGGCCTTGCCTAATCGCTTCGTGACAAACTTTGCCCCGTTTGCTTGGACGATAAACGCACTCTTGATAAAGCTCCGCTTGCCGCCTCGCTTGATCTTGTACGTTACGCCCTTCGCGGTTTGCTTCGCTCCGAAGTACAGCAGTTGCGGTCGCTTCGTTTTGTTCAGCGTCACCGTTACCGTATTTTGAACGATGGCCGATTTGCTGATTAACTTTGACCGGCTGCTGCTCTTGCCCGTGCCAAGTAAATCGCTTCGCTTGATATTGATCCGCTCGGTGATCTCTTTCGCAATCAGGCTTCGTGCCTTGTCTGCCGTGCGATTCAATGGCCGTTTCAATGCCGCGTCAATCTTCTTTCGCATTCCGCCTAATCGTGCGGACAACTCTCGCAAGTCGCCCTTGTCGATTACGGCACGGAATGAAACCGGCGCGGCACTCGTTGCCATCTATTGCACCTCGATAGTCACGCTGCTCCCGTTGGTTTCGACCACGCGAACAATCCGCCGATCAATTGCCGTTCCTCCGTAGCGATTCGCCACGGTAATCTGATCCCCGCCAGTGTTGATTTCCGTGGATAGAATCCCGGTCGTCGCACTATTGGGAACGATGATCGTTAGGAGCGTTGACGTTCCACGGTCTAATTCGCCGTAAACGCTGCGGTCTGTCCTATCCACCATTCCGGTGATAGTCCGGCTGCCCCCGGCTCGCGGTTTATAGGTGAGTGATTCACCGAAATAATCCTGCAAGCCGGGGACGGCACTAACCGCAAATTGATCGTCAAATACGCTCAACGAATCACCTCTTAGATGCCGCTCAACAAGTGGCCAGCAGCAGCAAGAACGATAACTTCGTCAACGTCGTGGCGAACACGAATGACGTTGCTACGGGTTTGCTCTTCGCGGTACATCTCGGCAGTGCCGCCGATGTTGCTACCGTCACCGGCGTAGTGGAACGTGCGGCCAATGCAGGTTTCCTTAATGTCCGTGCCGGTGGCGATACGGCAAACCATCGCGTAAGAACTCGACCAGAAAGCAGCAAGGCTTGCGGCTTGTCCTTCGTTGGCGCTGTTCTTTGTCGCACCGGCAACGATGACATAATCAAGGTCGAACACGCGGGCCAACATTTCAGCCGTTACGTCCGATGCCTTGGTCGAACTGCCAGCACCAGCGGACGCGATGCGGTCGAGAACTTGGGCGCTGTTCTTCAGATTGCGAAACACCTTGCGGTTCACAATCAAAGCGTTTGGCCACACGCCGCAACCGTCGTACACCTTGCCGCCAGCGGTCATGATGTCGGTCACTGGCGCACCGCTCGATGCGTTGCTCCAGGCCGTGCTAACTGCCGTGGTCAAGCTCGAACCGGTCCAGGTCGAGGTGTTGAACACCGCCGAGGCAACGCGATCTTCGTAGTTGGCCAGCACCGCACGGCGGGCACGCATCGCGGCGATTTGTTCCGCGATGAAGTACTCCGAGTAAATCTCGGCTTCCTTGTCATCGACAGGTTCCTCTGCTCCGTGTTCTTCGCAAGCAAAGGTCAGGGTTTCAAACTTGAACTCACCGCGACTGTAGCCAGCACCAGGGGCGCGGCGGGTGTTGCGGAGTTTCAGCATTTCTTCAACCGGCAACACGCCAAACGTGCCGCTCGGTTTTTGGGCTTCGACAGGGGGCAGAACTTTCGTTCCGATGAACCCCATGTTGTCCATCTCCACATCGAATTCCATGAAGGAACCCGAGAGATCAGGACGCAGGGTAGCTAGCGAATTTGAGGGGGAAGGCATTGCGTAACGCTCCTATTGTGTTGAGAGGGAGCGTTAGGCAGAATGAGAGTGTTATGGGTCTGGCACTCTGCCTAACGCGGATTGTTGGAACCGGCCTCGCTCCAAGACTGCAATCAAGGAGCGGGGCTTTTTTGTTGTTAAGTACCCCAGGCCGTCCAGCAAAAGACTGCCGTGTTGTTGGTCGAGGCAACCAGCGTCGGATCAGTGCCGCCGGTGTTCTTCCAGGCGTAGAGATTCAACGTGCCGTCGCTGCCGGTGTAATCGACCGATGCCCACGATGGATCGTCACCAGGGGCAGACGACGATTTGAGCGTGACTTGTGCGGCCACAATCGTATTCAGGCCGGTCGTCACTGGGGTTGGGTTAGCACCGTCGAGGGTCACTTCGCCGCGTGCCAAGCGATAGGCACTCATGCCGGGGCAATGCAGGACTTCGCAGATGTCGTTATTCGCACCCGCTGCGGTCGTGCTGGTTTCGCTGTTCAGCGGCAGGGCGATGCCGATGAACTCGGTCGTGATTGCGTCATCGACCTTACCGGATGCAGCAGCGTAAACCCGCGCCCCGGTCGTGATCGCACCAGCGGCGATGTACTTGCTGGTACCGCTGGCCGAACGAAGGCGAACGTCAACAACGTCACCATCGGCAAACGCCTCTTGGCAAGTCGTGCCGATCCAATCGTCGGCAACACCAGCGGCGGCAAGTTTGCCACTGGACAGCTTGACGCGAAGGTGCTGGTCGAGCGCACCGCCCGCAATGAAAGTTTTGGTATTCGAGTCAACAAATTGAGCCATCTCGTTTTCTCCTAATGAGGGGATTGTTTTCAGTTAGCGAACACGCTTGGCGTTCACCGCTTCGATGTACGCTTGACGCAGTTCAGGATTTTCCTTGGCAACCTTTGCGGCTGCTTTGTCGGCAGGCAAGCCGGACTTCTTGGCTTCGACAAGTTTGCCTTCGTAGGCGGCAATCGGGTCACTATCTTCGCCTTCGATCTTTTCACCGCTTGCCACTGGCTTAACGCCGGGCTTCGCTTGTGCCGCTTTCAACGCTTCAATCTCTTGGTTGTGAGCGATCTTGGCGTTTTCGATTTGCTTGGCATGAGCTTCGGTTTCGGCTTTCAGCTTCGCGGCCAGAGCCTTAGCGTGTGCCGTGATTGCCTGGGCGAGAGTCGCCTGGGCTTCGATTTGAGCGATGATGAATTCGCTCGTTGCGCCTTCGCACGCTGCTTTGATTTCGGCAATCGTTGCGGCTTGTGGCTTTTCGTTTTCCATCTTCTTTGTCTCCTGCTTGGGAATTGGTTTGCTGTTCACCAGGGACATGAATCCCTCTGGTGCATTGGCAAAATTGGTCGCGTCAAACGATGCCGCAACCGCAAGGGATTCTGTCACGCTGTCCACGAATCCAAGGTCTTTCGCCTCATTCGCGGTCATCCACGTTTCCGCCGTCATCATCTCGGCAATCTTTTCAGGCGATTGCTTGGAGCGTTCGGCGTAGGTTGTCACCAGAGACGCTTTCACCGTGTCGAGCATCTCTGCCATCTTTCGCATATCGTTCGCCCCGCCGCGTGCTACGCCGCTCGGGTCGTGGATCATCAGATAGCCGTTCTTTGCCATCCGAATCTCATCACCGGCCATCGCAATGATTGAGGCAACCGATAACGCTGCCCCGTCGATAATCGTTGTGACTTTGGCCGGATTGTTTTTGAGCGTGTTGTAAATCGCTGTCCCGTCGAATACCGAACCGCCCGGCGAGTTAATGCGGACGTTGATATTCTTCAACTTGCCCATGCTGGACAGCTTTTCGGCAAATGCTTTTGCGGTCAGCCCTTCGCCGGTCCAACTGTTCGCGCCGATCTGGTCATAGACCAGAATTTCGGCAGTATCATTGCCCTTGGCCGTGATCGAGATTCCGCAAAGAGCGTCAATGTCTTTAGTCATCTTCTGCTCCTGGGTCGTCGGATTCTGTTTCGGCGGAATCATCTTCTGCGTCGTCTTGCTCGGCTGTGTCATCTTCGGCGGGCATTGGTTCGCCGTCGCCGGATTCGTCGTCTTGCGGAGCTGCCGCCGCCGCTTGTGGTTGCGGGGCTGGCGTTGCTTGAATGTTGGGGTTGAGGATTTCACGCCAAGTCACTCCAGCACCGGGATATTCTTCTTCAATCTCGTGCGCCGCTTCCAATGCAAGCCGAATCTTGCTCACGTTGTCTGCAACAATCTCCGCGTTCAGTTCGTCGATGTCATAACCCCTGCCCGATGCCCAGCGGCGGGGACTGATTAAGCCGTTTTCGAGTTGCGTTACGTCCCCGTTTGCATCCTTCGTGGGGTCGATGTATGCCCAATTGGGCGAGTTCCACTTGTGGTTAAACAGCTTCTCGCCAAGCACCGCGTAACGACTACGCAACGCAGCATCGTCGGCAATCCACTGACGCACTTTCCAGCGATAGACCGGCACATGGAAACGCTTCTTAAGCCATTCCTGATTGCGTCTGAATCCGCGTCTAGCTTCATCGACCGCACCTCTGTATCCGTGGAAAGTCGTTTGCGTCGTATCGAACAAACTCACTTCTGGCGGGCATCCGAGATTCGCCGCAATCAATCGGACTAGCCCGCTGATTTGTTGGAAGTATTCAGGGTTCGGGACGTTCGGGCTAAAGCCGCTGATCGTCTCGCCCGGCTCGCCTAAGACTTCCATCCCAGGAGCAACCCCGCCAACTTGCCGCGTGTATCCGCCGCCTTGCTGTTGGGTGTAGCCGTAACCCATTCCGCTTGGATCGTTGTTTCCATCGAACCCCATCGCCCGCGTGCGGATGATCGCAAAGCACGATGCGACTTGCTGCTTTACGAGCGTTGCAAATTCGATGTCATCCCGCATCGCTGCTGGGTCGATGATCGGGGCCAATGCACTCACGCCCCGCGTCTGCGTCGTTCGCTTCGGGTCGTAAATGTGCAAGACTTGCCGATTGCCGTTTGCGTCTCGGGTCGCGTGCGGGAATATCTCGGACTTCGCCGTGACGCTCCCCATCGGGTCGATGTCGTCCTTCGTAATCCAGTACTCAACCCGCTTGCGAAAGCTATCCAGCTTTACGCCGTGGATAATGTCTTTCGCTCGGTGTGGCGTGCGAATCCGGTGTGCCTCGATGGCTTGCAGTTCGCCCGATTGCAGGGGCAGAATCACAATATCGCCGTCGAACATCACGCGGCGAAGATTCAAGCACTCAAAGTCGTGGAATGTGTATTCCCCGGCAATGTCGCACGCATCGGGATCACTCGCCCATTCGTCGAACCGTTCCCACAATTCCAGGTCAAGTGATTCGTCGCCCGTTTGCGGATCAAGTTTGAACCCGCTTTGAATTGTGTTAATCACGGCACTATCGACGATGCGACCGAGAAGCGAATCGTTCCGCTCCGCATCGCGGGCCTGTTCGATGATTCCGAAATAATCGGCTTCAACTCGATAGTGGTAATCCGCCCCGCTGCCGTTCGCCGTAACGCCGGTTCGCTTGCGGCGGAATCGGCTGGGCTTCGCGGCGTTGTAATCGTTTCTCGCCTCGCGTAGCGTTTCCTGCATCGCGGACGTTGGATTCTCGGGTTGTTGTCGGCGGTTTGCCATCAGTCCCGAAACCTGTAGTTAACGTCAAAGTGCCGGTATCCGCCCGCACCGCTTAGGCTGCTGGCGAACGACCGAGCGAGATTGGCTTGTTTGGCCAGTGCCGCCCCGTCGAACTGCATGGAACGCCCGCCTTCGGATGATCCGGCAGGGCGAAACGCGGCCATGTAATCGCACGCTTCGGCAAACAAAAGAGCCATAGACGCAGATGCGGACGACCGATAACCCAAATTGGTTTCGTATTGCGATTTCGCGTCGGCAATGCTGGCGATGGCCATGCGTCCACCATAGACGCAAACGCAAGATTCCCCAAAAGATATATCGGGGTTATCGCCGCTATTAGAGTTATGTTTACTGCAAGCCCAACTCGTCGCCGATCTTGTTGATGATCCGCTTCATTGACTTAGCCAACTTGTTTCCCACGTGATCGGAATCGCTCGTGTCGCGCACCCTTACGTCATTGGCGTTGTCGTAAGAGTTTATCATCTGCAATACAATCCCTTCGCGTTCTGTCAACGCCATAGAAAGGAATTGCGGAACGTAACCGCTTGGGCGCTCCGCGTGTTGTACTTCAATTACAACACTATCGGTTACTTGTTTCTTCGCCATTGGCTTCTTCTCCAGGGTTGCGGGCATTGGGTTTCTGCTCTCTTTATGGTGTGACTATGAACGGAAAATCATTTTCGTTAACGTGGTCTCTTGCTCTTAAAAGCCCCCCTTTCTCTCATTTTTACAGCTATGCGACGGCTGGCATCTGTCATGCTCGACAGCAGACGCCCAAGGTCGCAGGCATCGTGGTCTCGGTTTGGATGCATGTCGTTTATTGCTCTCGCACCAACAAACTTCCATCCCGACGACACCTTGCTTTTGATAAATTTTCCGAAGTCGGCAACTGCTACATCTAGCGGCTGGCCAAACTCGTAACTTGTTGGAATCGTCCATCTCCGTTCATCATGCACTAAGTGCAAAGACGGATTGCCACTAGTGCCATCGTCATACCAGTCAATAAAAACAGTATCGCCGCCATCAGCGACCTGCATCCCAACGTAAGGAGCGGAGTCTATTTCTATGTACTTGGAAAACTGCAAACGCAATCTATTGCTGAAAACAGCGTATTTGCGAATTATTAGCCCGTGCTTCACGGCTTCATCTCCTTGCCCCTCGGTTGTGTTGTGAGTTCTATCGACTGCACGATTCATACTAGTATCCAGCGGGGTTAAAGGAAACACCGGACAAGCCGGGGAACATTGATTCGCTCTGCACAATAGGCGGGCTAGCGGCGCGGCGTCTGGCTGCTTGTAGCTTTGCCTTGACTAGCTCACGCGCCGGGTAGCCCATATATCCTGTATCGCCCCAATGGTTATTCGCTCTGACCTTGAACCACGCTCGTTTCATTCCCTTACCCGGGATGAACGTCTCGCGGAATTCCTCCGCGGTCTTGTGCTTGGCCAGTGTGTGATGTCGAGTCTTTTCTTTTGCGTGATAAAGGCACATCGAACCTGCCCGATAACTCTTGTCCTCGTTCAACGTCGGAGTGAGCCACGCATCGTGGGCGACTTGCTTCCAGTGATTGCTATCCAGATGCACAAGGTTAATCCGCTTGTGGTTGTCATAGACCACCGGAGCCAGATAGTAGTGATTGCCCAATATCTTTTCTGGTGCTGGGCGATGCGAATAAGTATCGCCATACCCCTTGGACGCCACAAAGAATCCGCCCGTGGTCGCTACGAATCGGTAAACAGCATCGGTAAACTCGCCCGAGTCCACCATCACCAGATTGACTTGTTTGTGTTCGCCCTTGTCCGTGAAATACCGCTCACTTCGCATCAAGTCGTTGAACTCGGCCAATGCTCGGGTAATCGCTACGTCGGTCTGTTCCTTCGCTCCATTGACTTCCGTTCCCTTGACTTCCACAACGCCATAATCAATCGTGAACCCCGCGTCATTGGCGAGCCACGCATTCACCTCCCAATGGCAAGCGTACTTTCCTAGGTCAATCTGGGCCGTGACGTATTGAGTCTCGTCTGGCATCAAGTATTGTTCGCCGGTCCATTGCTTGCTGATGATCCGCAAGTCGGTTAACGCTTCGCCCTCAGCCTCATCTTCCTTCGGCGGGTCGTTTTGGTATTCGGTTAAAAACGCATTCAGCCCCTTGTCCGCGATGAAGTTGTATAGCCCCTGTAATGCGGAGATGCTTTTATTCGGCACAGCGTAGGGATTCGCCACAATCGCCCCCGCGTCCATCTCGGCTTGCCGCTCCCTGTAGAATGCCGTTGCTTTCGTTCCCCACTTATCGCCGTTCTGCTGATCCTCTTTGCGAATCAGCATGTACTCATCCCACAATCCCCGGTTGACGGGCCACGCCTCGATAGCTCGCCAGCGTTTGCCATCCCACGCGGGATACTCTTGCGGGTCGGTGTACTTGAGCGATAAACAGATGCGAGTCTGTACCGTGGTCAGCATCAGCATCCCTAGCGGGTCGCCTTGGACCGCAAGCCCGGACAAGTCTTGATTGATTGTCTGTTCCCGGCTCTCGATTTGGACCGTACTCTTAGCACTCTCCTGTGTCTCTGGATCGTCAATGAGAATAAAGTCAGGCCGTTCGTCATCCTCATTTAGCCCGCGAATAGAACCGTCTAGTGATCGAGCATAAATCTTAGCTCCGCTGCAACGCGAACCCTCGACCGTTGGCAATTTGATTTGCTCGGGTTGCCAATTAATGTCGGTATATTCGCCCTTGACCGTTTGCAACGCACAACGCCGGGGGCTGCGAGCCACTTCTTTTATCGGCACGCACGCTTCGGGGTAGTCTTGGAGCAGTACCTTATTCGTGTGCAGGTCTGCTTTGATCGCCTTTAGCATGTTCCTAGCGTCCCGCCCCGTCGCCGCAACGATAACCGCAAATCGCAATTGTCCCGTCAGGATCATAAACAGAATCACGCGACGGGCGATAACGCTCTTGCCGCTTCCCCGAGGGGCTGCGATGGCTTGCGTTGTTCGGTCAGTCGCACAACTCAAAATCACTCGGACGATCTCCTTTTGCTGGTCAGTGAAGGGACGATAAAACGCTTTGGGGAAGTAGGTCGTTAGCCAGAGGTGAATGTCCATCTCGCACAACGCTCGGCGCTCGGGGTCAAAGCACTCGGGCAACACCAAATCACGAGCGGCCGCGTTCTTTTTGTTCTGCCGCGCTACGTTTTCGGCGTTTCTTTCCTCGGCTGTTTTCTTCATTCAGGACGCACCGCCCCTTACCCCGGACTCAATAAACCGGCCTAAAACGTGAACTATATTGCGTGGTTTTTTGCGAACTTGGCGTACCGCCCTAAGGCCTTTGGCGAAAAGAACCTGCCCTTTTTTTCTATGCCACCTGCCTCGCCCGCACCCGCTCTGGGA